ATTGCTTCAATCTCTTCAGCAGTGAACTTACCGGTTGCTTCCAGTTCCTCTTTCTTCATCTTCTTGCTAAATCTCATAGCTTGTTGACGTTGATACTGTTTTTCAATCTGCTTCTCGTCACGTCCATACTTCTTGGACTTACCCTGTTCGATTGATTCTTTGTCAGCAGCACGACCAATCTGTCTATCGATCTTAGATTGCTTTTCTTTGTCAATAGGAATGAATCCTTCAACTTCATACTCTTCGTTCTTAGCACCAGACTTATGGCGAGTTGTGCCTGCTGAATCAACATAGGTTTCTTTCTCCTTTCTAGGAGTTACATAACCTACGCCAGGAACTGCACCAGTTTTACCTGCTGCTCTTGCGGCATTTCTGTCTGCTGCTCTTTGTGCTGCTCTCTTACGGTTGCGATCATACTTCGCATCCTCTTCAACTTGCTCAACTTCTTCATTCTTAGGTTTCTTGATGTATGCAGGACCACCATAAACCTTCATCTTTTTATCAGCCTTTGCCTTCACTCTCTGCTCGGCTTCTTCTACTTCATAGACTGCATTATATGCAGCAGTAAGAGAGTCAACTTCTTCTTTTTGATTCTCTTTGTTCAGAGTCTTAACAATCTTCTTAGAACGATCATATGCTTTCTGACGTTGATCATCACTAACAGAAGGACTTACAACTTCACGTCCTAAGTTTCCTGCCTTACGGAACATCTTGCTCTTGGGAAGTTCTTTCTTCTCTTCTTCAACTTCAACAGATTCAAAGTGAGGGTTCTTCTGACCCTTCACTTTTTCCATATCTTTACGCGCCTTCTCGTTATTCTCTTGGCGCTTCTTCATATCAGTCTCAAGATAAGAAGAGTCCTTCTTTTCGTGGACGTTAGTATATGCTTCAGCAAGTTTTTGCAAGTCGTGACGATTCATCTTGATGTCTAAAACTATTTCCGTAAAAGTATTTATAACTTTCCAGAAACGATACCATCACCAACAACACGAACACTACCTTCTGGCCATCCTTCCTGCTCACATTTGAGATGCCAACGAGTCATAAGGACAACATTGTCTCTGAATGCACCTGTTAACATTTGACGACCCTTTACGGTCATACTAGAATAAAGACCATATCGTGTTGCCCAAACATAGAAACACTCGTCAATAAGTTCTGCACCTTCGGGCACAATTACTTCATTCTGATTCTCACGCATTTTTGCTTCTTCAAGCATTTCTTCATGAGTCATTGCTTTCCTCTTTCTTTTTGTTAAAACCAAAAGGTCCTTCTTTATCATCTAATGCAAACTTCATTGCAATACCACCAACTGCTTCCATAACTTTGAGGATGTCCTCTGATTTTGCATCCTCTCCAAGTTCTTTAGCAACATACCAATACTTAGGCCAAAATGTTTCGCCTGCTTTTTGATAATCTTCAAGTGTTAGAATTTTCATTTTTTTGTTGTTTTAGTAATTTAAAGTACGCTTTGTAATATCGAGTCTTCATTTCTTCTAGAACTTCCATGTCCTCATCATATGCCATGAACTTGAGCAACTGATAAGAACCCTCTAAGTCACTGATGAGTCTAAGAATATTAACGGGATCTCGTTTAAGACCACCGTGAGTATATTCACTAGAGTTGTTTTTAAACATCCAGTGCTGATTGAATCTGTTCGTCCAAAGCAACAATTGCGTTACGAATATCTACTGTGCGTTCTGATGGAAATTCGTAACTATCTTGTTTTGTAGTACGAAAAAGTGTCTCACGTACTGCTGCAGCAACACGAATATCTAATTCAATAGTAACGGTTTTGTCGGTCATTTTCCACCTGTATCGTAGTTTAGTTTGTCGTCTTGATCTTTTAATTTACGCATACGAATTGTTTCGTGTAAGCGTTTAATTGCTTCTTCAGTTTCTGGGGTTTTATCATAGGACCATTCGTCCTTTGACTTTTTCTTTTTACCCATCAGACATCCCCATCAACTCGATTTTCAGAATGATGAACATCAAACTCTCCACCAGGATATCGTGCTTTGAGTTTATCAACATTCATTTCAATGACTTCATCAAGAGAAACATTGAGTCCCATACATGCTTGTGCAACATACCACATGATGTCTCCAAGTTCACGCTTCATGTGAAATAGATTTTCTTCATTAACAGGTTTACCTTGGAAGATAATCTTCTTTACAATCTCGGTAAACTCACCTGCCTCAGCAGACATTCCTACAGCAGCAGTAAGCAATCGCTCGGTAGGAAACTCTTGACCTTCAAGTTCTTGGATACGATATACGAAAGCTTCGTTATCTTTACTTTGTTCCGAGGTAACGCCATTTACAAATTCAAGGTATCGTTGTGTGTCTACAGTCATATTAGAATTTAAGCGATGCAAATTTCTTAGATTTCTCCTCATTATTATACTCCTCTTCCTGCCCACTGTCAAGTATGTCGTGCTGTGCAGACTGCTCACAATCAAACAATCTCATCTTGGAACGGTCAATCCCCACAACAAACCTCTTGTTCATGTTGATATCGTTGTAACGATTCTTCAATTGCTTCACCATAATTTGTCCCAACTCCTCAAGCTCATCTGTAGAAATAAGGGCAAACATAAGATCAGCAGTAGCAGGGAGACCAAAGGACTCACTAGTATCAGTAAGCTCAACGTCAGAGCTACCATAACCAGAACGAGTGGTCTGCGTGGCAGAAACGATAGGGACGTTTGCTTCACAAGCCAGTCCTCTAAGTTCTTCTGCAATTGACTTAATAGTTGTATATGAATTGACATTGCTGCCAGCGCGATATCGCGAGGAAGCACATATATTAAGGTAATCAATGAAAATAATATCAGGTCTAAATGATTTCTTAAGTGCAAGTTCATTAAGAAGTGCTTTAAAATGTCCACTGTGAGCACTCGCTGTAGGGTATTCTTTAATTATAAGTGAACCCTGTGTTTTTTGACAAATGTTAGAGACTTTTGTCTCGAACATCTGACGTGGGAGATCTGCAATCTCTTGAATGTTTACATTTAGAAGGTTGGCGTCTATCCTTTCTGCAATCTTTTCTTCAGCCATCTCCATCGTAATATACAGAACATTCTTATTCTGTAATAAACAAGAAGAGGCAAGATGACACATAAAGAGAGACTTGCCCACGCCAGTACCTGCAAGAGCAATGTTGAGAGACTTATTACAAAGACCGCCCTTTGTGATCTTGTTGAAGAAGTCCAAGTCGAATGGAATCTTTTCCTCAGTTTGATGGTAGAAGTCGTATCGTTCTTCATAGTCATTTAGATAATCGTGTCCAATATGATTATCAAATGAAACTGCAAGAGCATCAGAAAGGATTGATGGAATAGCATCTCTACCTTTCTTCTGTTCTTCACCTCCGTCTGCAATACTAATTGACTCTACTAGTGCAAGATAAATTGCACGATCACGACACCACTTCTCAGCAGTATCGATCAACCATTGCTTGTCGTTTGGGGCATGCTCAAGTTTAGAAAGAGATTCAACAGTCTGCTTATATACTTCATCATTTAGGTCAGTTCTATTCTCGACCTCAATTAATAGAGCAGAAGTTGTTGGAAGAGTATTATATTTTACAATGAACTTTGATATCTCAGTGAAGATAATCCTCTCGTGATAGTTCTCAAAGTATTCTTCCCTTACAAATGGAAGGACCTTACGAGAGAAGTCCTCATTGAAGACCAGGTTTTGTATGATTGTAGACTCAATTCGTTCCATTACTTATAATGTAGATACGTACTTAGAATGTACTTTGGACATTCATTCACTGGTTCACCCCTATGTGGGAATAACCACAAGGGAGGGAAGATAACCAGTTTACCTTTTTTGGGTTCAATTGTCAATCCTTCAAATACAGTGTTCCCCTCATTTGGAACATCATTTAGATACCACATAAAAGACAAAAATCTCCGGGAAGATGCATAGTCTTTCACATCAACATGAGTATCAAACATATCTTTCCCGTCAGGTTCATACCTTTTGATACGGAATTGTTCAAATGCATGTGACTCTGGAAAGACTCTTTTGTCTACAAACTCATAGTAAT